AACGCTTACAAATACTGGGCTAAATCCGCAGACCCAACGATCTCCGACGTGGTCGTACAGAACGAAAAAGAAACCATCACCCGGACGCTCCCTGTCTCTGCCGGCAAGGCATATAAAGGCGGCAGCAACCTACTGCCCAACACCCTGAAGGTGTACGCATCCGGAAGCTCTACGCCGGCCACAGCCGGAACGGACTATACTGCAACATACGAGGACGAGCTGCTCACCATTACGATGAAACCGGGCGGCGCCCTTGAGTCTGCTGAGGAAATCGGCATCGAAATCGACCGGACAATGGACGGCCGGGTGAAGATCGTGCCGATCTGCTACGGTGGAGTTATACCGAGCCAAGGCATCCTCGACAAGGTGCTCGCTGCGTGCAGCGCTGACGACGTCAGGCCGCTCACCGACCATGTGATCGTCGAAGCTCCAAGCGTCCACTATTATGACATTGAGCTCAAATACTACACGACGGCCGCGGACGAAAGCAGGGCCATCGAGACCATTGAGGGCCCCGGTGGAGCTATTGACCAGTATATCTACTGGCAAGACTCGGCGCTGGATCGCGACATCAACCCCGACAAGCTGCGCGCCCTGATCCTCGCCCCTTCATGGGCCAGCGATCTGGTCGGTGCGGTTCGCGTGGACATCATCAAGCCGACATTTACAGAACTATCAGAGACGACCGTGGCCAAACACAGCGGATCGCTCGTTGTCTCTCACGAGGTGGTGGTATGATGCGGCTATCAGATGCAGACATCCGGAAGCTGATCCCGATATTCATGCGGGATGATGCAGCCGTCGAGGCTCTGGCCAAAGCGGTCAATAAACTAATCACGGAACCCGGCAGCAAGGTCAAGCAGCTGCGGACATGGGATAAGATCGACGAGCTTGACGATGCGGAACTTGACGAGCTGGCGTGGGAGCTAAATGTCGACTGGTACAGCTCGGCCCTTCCTCTGGATCGAAAGCGTGAAACGATCAAAGTCTCTGATCTGGTTCACTCAAAGCGCGGCACCAAGCGAGCCGTTGAGCAGCTGGTCAGCGCTTACTTCGGCAGCGGTTACGTTCAGGAGTGGTTCGATGCAGCGTACCCCTTCGAGGCGGCTCCTTACCACTTCATCGTCCTGACATCAAACAAGGACATGACGGACGAAATATTTCAAGAGTTCCGCAGGATCGCCACCGAAGCCAAAAGCGCCCGCTCTATACTTGACGGCATTTTCTATTATGAGGAGTGCGGCGCTGTCATCATAGCAGCCAGAACGGTGGAGCCTACGGTTTTTAATTTTCCTAAGTGCGGGACAAGACACAAGCCCGCATATATCGGAAAAATCATAGAGAGAGCCGCAGAGGCCGGTCGTGTGATAACCAGCACAGCCTTCAACTTCAGCAAGACCGGTACAACAAAGGCAGGGCTCAACCATAAGCCGGCTATGGTCGGGAAAGTTATGGAAGCCGCAGCAGCCACCGCGGGCGCATCCATAACGAAGCAGGCGTTCAACTTCATAAAATGCGGCACTCGCAAAACAATGCAGTAAAGGAGGCGAAACCAGTGGCATTTTACACAAGTAATTTTCTGGCTAAGAGGAGAACGTGGTGGATGAAAAACATCCACAAAGTTCAGGCCAAAGTCGGCAGCAACTACGTCGACGGCACCATTCAAAGGAAAGTCATCGAAGGAAACAACATCGTGATCCATGCTGTTTTTAGTAGCGCAAACATCGGGGCCCCTGCCACTATTACAGGGATAAGGATCATCGACATCGACGGCGAGGTGGCAGCTGAACAGCCCGACAATGTCTCGGTCGCATCCGGACAGGGCGCAATATTCAAGATAACGCTCCCCATCATAGAGGGCGCGGTGTAAAGGAGGCGAAATGAATGTATAGAGCTATCAACTGGGTGGATCATGTCGAAGGCGTTCAGGAAGGCACCGACCAAAGCGCCGAAAACTTCAACACCATGGACGCCGGGATCTTTGAGTCCATCGCACTCAACGGCCTGCTCGCCATGAGAGCAAGGCTGCAGCGTGATGCACAGGCCGAGGCCGAAGTCGTGGCCATTGAAAAGACGCTCACCGGAAATACAGCTCAAAATGTCGACATACCGGCGACCAAAACAAGGAACCGTACCACCTACAATGTGACGGCCGAAATAACAGGAGCAACGGGGGGCACCGTCGGAGACATTATCATTACCACAAAGCAGACCAACGGCTTCAAGGCACAGTATAGTGGCACGGCCTCCAGTGTAACGCTGAGGCTGAAGGTACAAGGAGGTATGATGTAAATGGCTAATGTCATAATCAAAACAGACGAACAAAGGGCCCACGAGGCCAAGATCCTGAAAAGCTACGGGATAAACCCGCAAAGAGCTACCGCTGAGCAGCGGGAATGTGCGAGAGAGATCTCAAGGCACACCGCTGAAATAAAAAAAGAAATGGAGGCTAACAGAATATGATCATTAGAGAACAGAACGAAGGCCCGAAAATCCCCTACACGGTGGACGGCAACAAGATCACGTTCGGAGACGACGAGATCACCCTCAACCTCATAAAGTACGAGAGGGACGAGGCTCAGACTATTGACATATGCAGGGATGACGACAAGATCCTGATCGCTGGCCCTTCAAAGTATTTTGTTGCAAATATCAACATCCCGGCCAGACAGTACGAAGATCCGGAGAAAACCATCCCCATCCCCTTCTCGATGGACAACGTCGAGCTCGTGTTGTGGGCTCTTGTGGAGGTGTAAGTCATGGCTATAACAAACAGAGACTTTGATGTCGCCGTTCGCCTGCTGAGCGGCGGCACAAATGAAGCAATATACAACGACGTCGGCCTCCCGTCCATCATGGTGAGGAAGGACAAAAAGCAGATCTCTGACGTCATATCCGGAGGCAGTGCAAGCACCCACCCAGCCTTTATAGTGGACGGCGTCGAGGTTCCTTCCTTCTACATGAGCAAGTTCCTGAACGTCGTATATAAGGGCAGAGCTTACTCTCTGCCTATGCAAGATCCGGGAAACTCCATAAACTTCGACAATGCAAAGGCAGCCTGCGAGGCAAACGGCCCGGGCTTCCACCTCCCGACTATTGCCGAATATGCTTTTATTGCACAGGAGGCAAAGAACCGTGGCACGATGCCAAGAGGCAACAACAACTACGGCAAAGACCACTCGGCCCCATGGGAAAAAGGTATACCGACATATGAATATGACAGCGGTGGCTCTCATTATATCGGCAGAGTGGCCACAGGTTCAGGCCCAGTCTCATGGTCAGACAACTGGCAAGAAGATGGAATATGGGACTTGAATGGTAATGTCTACGAGTGGCAAGGTGCATACAGGACGGTCAACGGAGAAATCCAGATCATACCGGACAACAACGCGGCCAAACAAATAAATCAGAGCGCGACAAGCACCCTCTGGAAGGCTATCATGCCGGACGGTTCACTGGTGGAACCGGGCACACCCGGGACACTGAAGTGGGACTACCTTGCGGCACCAACGACAGGCGGGGCTTTTAGACTGAACACCGTGATCCAGTACCCTCAAACAGACGATACTCCGTATGGTGCAGTCAGCTTCGCATCGCTAACGGCAGCCGAAGGCGTGAATGTTCCGGAGCTCTTGAAAGTTCTCTGTCTATTTCCTAACGAGCCGGGCGGCAACTATGGAGGCGACTCGATATATATGAGGAACAACGGAGAGCGGCTCGCGTATCGTGGCGGCGCCTGGGGCAGCACGTCGGGCGCTGGTGTGTTCTACTTGGTCGGCAGCTACCCTCGGTCGTACGTCATCGCGCACGTCGGCTTCCGCTCCGCTTACATTCCGGGGATCTGAGATCTGCCAATCTGAAAATCTGACAAGGGCGTCCCACCAAAGGACGCCCTTCCATATTTGAGGTGAACACATGGCCGATTTTATACTACAACAGCGAATAAACCGCATGATCCTGAAATCGACGCCCCGCATCATGAACATGAAAAAGCCCGAGAAGTTCGTCCTCGGTGCTGCGATCCGGGAAAGCGAATACAAGATCCTGCGGCTCACTATACTCGGGAACAAGACAAGAGACAGCAAAAGACCGTACCAGATGGAGATCGACGCAGAGCTCGAAGTTCTACGGGCCTATATTGATATAGCAGTCGCACCAGAGGCACGGCTTATTTCCACAGGTGTGCATGAGGAATGGTCGAAGGAAATCAACGAGATCGGCCGCCTCCTCGGCAAGTGGATAAAATCCACTAAATAGCACCTGCGGGGGGATGCGCCGAATAAAATCGAGCGGCTCGCGTATCGTGGCGGCAACTGGAACAACACGTCGAACGCTGGTGTGTTCTACATGAACGGCAACAACCCTCGGTCGAACGTCAACACGAACATCGGCTTCCGCTCCGCTCTGGCCTGAATGTTAGAAGCCTAACGCTCAAGGGCGAAGGACAACGCCAAGGCCAAAGGGGCGCATCTCCCTACCTCCTGAGTAAACAGGGGGCAAAAGATTAAATTGCCATGAAGGCAGGCGTGCCGGGAGACCGGACTCGGAAGCTACCAACCCAAAAGCAGCCTCCGGGTATTGCCACGCATGGCGTCAATATTGCGAGGGAGACAGATGGCAAAAATATCGAACATTTACAAGGACATTTACAGCTGGGACAACCTCTACAACGCGTACAGAGAGGCAGCTCGCGGCAAATGGTTCAGGGATGACGTGGCGCGCTTTACGGCGCACCTCGAGGAGAACCTGATCCAGCTCCAGAATGAGCTCATGTGGCACACCTACAAGGTCGGCCGGTACCGCGAGTTCTATGTCTACGAACCCAAAAAGCGCCTAATTATGGCGCTACAATTTAGGGATCGCGTCGTGCAGTGGGCTATATACCGGCAAATCAACCACCTATTTGACAAACAATTCATTTACGACTCTTACGGCTGCCGGGAAGGCAAGGGAACTCACCGGGCAGCTGACCGCCTTCAATACTGGATGCGGGCAGTCGACAGAAAGCCGGGCGAATGGTATTACCTGAAGCTCGACATCAGCAAATATTTTTACCGTGTAGATCACCGGACACTCATGGACATCCTGCGCCGAAAGATTGACGACGAGGATCTCCTCTGGCTGCTCGGTACGATCATTAACTGCGAACACACGGCCTTCGGCCTGCCGCTGGGCCTGAGCCCTGACGAATGTGACAAGGCTGACAGGCTCATGGAGGTCGGGATGCCGATCGGCAACCTGACGAGCCAACTGTTCGCAAATATCTACCTCAACGAGCTCGACCAATTTGCGAAGCACGAGCTCCGGCTCCGGTATTATATCAGGTACATGGATGACGTGATCATCCTGCACCCCGACAAGAAATATCTGCACGAGGTAAAGGACAGGATCGAGGTATTCCTCAACGAGGAGCTCAGACTTCACCTGAACAACAAGACGGCCATCCGGAAAGTAAAGACCGGCATCGAGTTCGTCGGCTTCAGGATATTTCCGACGCATCGGAAATACAAGAAGAAATCGCTGCGCAAGCTCATGAGCCGCCTCAAATATGTGGCCAAGGAGTACGCAGCTGGCCGCATGAGCCTCGAGAAGGTCAACGCCACCGTCCAGTCCTATTATGGAGCCATGCAGCACTTCAACAGCTACGGCCTGCGCCGTAAATTGTCACAAACTGTGGTGTTCAAAAGAACAACACCAGAAATGGAGGGATCCGACGATGCACAAAACTGAAGGAGGTGGCAGCCTATGGCCGACATAAGCACAGTCATCGCGGTCGTGGGCTGCGCTCTATCTCTCGCCGGCTTCTACATAGGCCGAGCGACAGCTCACAGAACCGAGGGAAAGGAGGCCGGCAGTCTGGCGACTGACTTGAAATACATCAAGGAAAGCGTCGAACGTATCGAGACACGCCTGAACGATGACGTCAAGCGCCTCGAGGGCAGGATCGACGAGCTCAGCAACCAGCTGGTCACTATTGCAGGAACAGCAGCCAAGGGCTACGAGTCCGCGAAGATGGAACACAACCGGCTCAACGAGCACCTCGAAAGAGACCACGGGCAAACCGTTGTCAGGACACGAAGTTCATCAAACGATTAAAAGGAGGAAATGAGAATGATCGACATTACCCCAATAGTCAACGCGGTGATCGCTATCATCGCAGCAGTGGCCACGGCCTTTTTGGTTCCGTGGATCAAAAGCAAGACCACAGAACAACAGCGCAAAGAGATCGGCGCATGGGTGAAGATCGCAGTCGCAGCAGCCGAGCAGCTCTACAAGGGCGCGGGCCGTGGCGCTGAGAAAAAGGCATACGTCCTCGAGTTCCTGAAGAAAAACGGCTTCACCATCGACATGGATGCCATTGACGCCATGATCGAGGCGGCCGTTCAGCAGCTCAACAGTGAGGTCGGCCTTATTATTGAGTAACGGAGGCGAACGACATGAGCAGGAAGCGCAAAGGCGCAAGGAAAAAGAAGATTGAGTTCTCCAAGGTCATATTCGTCGGAATATCAGCGGTCACCATATCGGTGGCCGTTTTTGCTTGCGTGATGATCTGGAGAACCAGGGATCTCTCCCCTCTGGCCTACCTGATCCCCTCTGTCTTTGCAGAGCTGGCGACAGCCACCGGCTTCTATTACCGGAAGGCACAGAAGGAAAATGAGATCAAGCTGCCCCAGTATTTAGCAGGACAGCAAGAAGATCCAGAAGCTACGACTGGAGAACTCCAGAACGAAACCTTCAACAGATAGGAGGAAAACGTCATGAAAATATGTATTGACCCCGGGCACGGGCAGTATGGGAACCCGGGCGTAACAAAACCATACTACGAAGGGACGCAAATGTTCAAACTCGCCCAGCTGCAAAAGGCTGAGCTTGAGAAGTACGAGAACACAACCGTCGTCATCACCAGAAAGAAGATCACAGACGATCCAAGCCTCGCAGCAAGGGGCCAGATGGCCGCTGGCTTCGATCTGTTCCTGAGTGACCACAGCAACGCACCCGGAGACGGTGCCGCAAATTATAACGCCATCACCGGGACGACCGTGCTGGACTCAGTAACAAGACCCAATAAGACGCTGGCCACCGCCCTCGGCGAAACTGTGGCCAAGGTCATGGGCCACCACTTCAGGGGCATCACATACAAGAAAAACGACTCCGGAACAGACTGGTATGGAGTCTTGAGAAGTGCCATAGCAGCAGGCTGCAAGAGCGCGCTCCTGATCGAGCACGGCTTCCACACCAACCCAAAGGACTGCGGCTTTTTGCTTCAGGATGCAAACCTTGAGAAATTGGCAAAGGCTGAGGTAGACGTCATCGCTGCGCACTATGGCCTAAAACTCAAAGGATCCACCAAGCAGCCAGAGACTCCGACAGCTGGCAGTCATCCGATCATGGGAAAGGCTACGGCCACCGCAGCACAGGCCAAGACATGGGCCAAGAACAACGGAGCGACCTCTTTATTCATTGAGCTGGCTGACACCTTCTGGAGGATCGCACAGGTCGCTGGCGTCAATCCGGTCGTCGCATATGCACAGAGCGCCAAAGAAACCGGGTACGGACATTTCAAGGGCGTGCTGGATGCCAGCTTTATGAACCCATGCGGCCTCAAGACAACGGCCGGCGGTGCGAACAATGACCCGAACGCTCACAAGCGCTTCAGTTCATGGGAGGAAGGCATCGCCGCACAGGTCGACCACCTCGCACTATACGCAGGGGCTC